CTATCCCAGCATTTTCGGGCGCACTCGTAGAATCCGTGTTTGCGTCAAATGAATCTGTTACCATTCCAGAAGAACAGGCACCCGATGAGTCTGAAGAAACCGAACCACAGGAGAATCCAGTGTCAGAACCAATCATCGAAGCCTCAGCACCTGAGTCAATTCCAACCTCACCTTTGTATGCACAAGCAGCACGAGAGTTCACTTTGCCATCAGCAGGTGAGTTCATGGCAGCACTTCACGCTGGCGGTCAGACTTTTGCAAACATGAACAAAGCAGTTGCTGATTACACAGCATCAAAGCGCACAAACATTCAAGCAGCCGCAGGCGATGTCATCACAACTGACACACCGGGTCTCCTTCCAATTCCAGTGCTTGGCCCTCTGGTGCAAGATTTAAATTTTTTGCGCCCTGTCTGTGAAGCCGTGGGAGTTCGTGCTTATCCAGATTCTGGTCAGCAAAAAACATTCATTCGCCCAACGATTACAACGCATACCAGCGTTGCAGCGCAGAGCACTGAACTTTCAGCAGTATCAGCAACCACAATGGTCATCGCTTCCAACTCGGTAACAAAGACCACACTTGCTGGTCAGGTCACATTGAGCGCACAAGATATTTCGTTTACATCGCCTGCAGCAATGCAGTTGATTTTGAATGACCTCATGGGTGAATACATGATTGCATCTGACAACCTTGCAGCAGACAACTTACTTGCCGCTGCAACATCATCTGGTGTTTGGGATTTGTCAGTCGCTGACCTTCTCAAGAGCGTTTATGACTCAGCAGTGGACATCTCAAATGGCCGCAACTGGACACCAACACATATGTTCGTTTCTCCTGATGTTTGGGGCCAACTCGGACAACTTGCAGACTCAACTGGTCGCCCAGTGTTCCCATTCATTGGTGCAGGTCTTACAGGCCAGAACGCACTTGGAAATGCATCAGCATCTTCATGGAACGGAAACCCACTTGGGTTGCAATTAGTGGTGGATTCAAATTTTGCCGCCAAAACCATGATTATTACAAGAGTCGGTCAAGGACAAGGCGATGCATATGAATATTATGAAGCACCTCAGTCTTTGATGAGTTTTGAGAACCCATCAGTTTTGGGTCGCACAATGTCATTCCACGGTTTCTGCAGTACATTTGCTGCTGTACCGGGCATGATTCGCAAAATCACTCAGGCTTAGCCCGAAAGGCGGTTAGCCGCCATGGCTACATACGAGATTATTTTTAACCAACGCATAGACAACTATGCAGTGGTTCAAACTCTCACAGATAACGATGTTGCAGTCGGTGAGTCAATCACTGTCTCAGGTCTTGGGTCTGGGCTAAACGGAACCTTCACTGTTTACGCCCAGCCTCAATACCTATTCATGGGTACCGACTCTGACGGCAACCTCATCTTCGATGCAACCTTTCCAATACCAAATCAGGTCATGTACTATGACGCTGACACTGACCTAGACCGTGTTGCAGTACAACCACCGGGCACCCTGACTTATACGCAGACTTGCACTTGGGTAACTTCCAGTCAAGTCATGGCATATCTCGGAATAACCATTGACAATCCTTCTGATGATTACACGCTCTTGACTCAATCCACTTCAGCGGCCAACGCTTTCTGCTGGAGACGCAGGCAAGAATCCGGCTATACAGGTGATGCGCTTGGAACCTCACCGGGCGGAGATTGCACTTTGGGCGTTTTAATGTATGCAGCGGCCTTGTGGCGCTCTCGTGGCTCTGTGCAAGACACCTTCGCTACCTTTGATGGAATGGGCTCTGCAAGCGTCTCAGCGATGACTCCCATGATTAAGCAACTCTTGGGCATCTCACGCCCTCAGGTGGCGTAGTGGCTTACACAGACCTTCTCAACGAAGTCCTAGACGATGTTGCAGCCAAGATAGCCACAGTCTCTGGTCTGAGGGTTGTAACAGACCCCACCAAGATTGTGCCTAACTGTGTCTTTGTAGATGCGCCATCATTCACCACCTTTGCTGGCAACGGCAACATTCTTAGTGTGTCTTTCCCCATCAAGGTTCTTGGCTCTGGCCCTGCTGGCCTGCCAGTCTTGCGCCAACTGCTAAGCACCACAGCGAAAGTCATATCGAGCAATGTAATCGTCATGAATGGCCAACCAACTGCCTACCTTATTGGCGGTGCAGAATATCCCTGCTACGACCTAGTAGTATCCATACAAGCACAGACAGCGTAAGGCAGACCATGTTCACAATCATTTCCCCAAGAGTCGGAACACCGGGCGACAAGTTCGAACCATCCGAAGATATAAATACTGAAGCCCTTATTGAAGGTGGCTTTATCAAATCCGACAAAACCCCAACCAAATCTGCTAAAACAGTAGAAACATCTCTAGAGGAGTAACACCAATGGCTATAAGCACATATCTTTCCAACCCATCACTCACTGTCAATGCAGTGGATTTGTCGGACCAATGCACATCAGCGACTTTGACGGTCAAATACGATGCTCTTGAATCGTCGGCGTTCGGAAATTCTTCAAGGTCCTACGTTGCTGGATTAGGCGACCACGAATTAGTGTGCGAACTTTTTATGAGTTACGCCGCCTCGGAGACTTACGCAACTTTGGCCGCTTTGGTGGGAACACAAACCACAGTGGTTATGAAGCCAACTTCAAGCGCTGTCGGTGCAACTAACCCATCGTTCACTTTGACCGGCACATACCTTGAGGCGCTGCCAGTTATTGACGCAAGCCTTGGTGAATTGTCCAGCATCTCGCTGACATTCAAGGGCGGCACCTACGCTGCTGCAGTCGCATAACCAAACCAACAAAGGAAACCCGACATGAAACTAGAACTATGTGCTGACATGGGCGAAGGCCCATTCACAGTAACCACCAACCTTTGGTGTGTCACCCAATGGGAACGCAAGTACAAGACCAAGGCATCAGAGATGGCTAACGGTATTGGGATTGAGGATTTGGCTTTTCTTTGCTGGTCTGCGTGTCAAGTCCACGGCCATGTCGTTCCAGTGGTCTTTGATGATTTCATAAAGAAATTAGTGTCATTGGAAATCCAGAGCGAGGACACCGACCGCCCTTTCTCCGAGGCACCTACCGACATTCCCTAGCGGCGGTGCTTATTGCCACAGGGTTTTGGCCTCATGAGATAGAGTTCACCAGTGACGACCTCTCGACAGTCATCAAAATGATTAACGAAAGTCGAAAGTAATGGCAGTAGATGTAACGATGGAATTTTCAGGTCTTAAAGAAGCCCTGAAGGAAATCAACACCATTGACAAAAAACTGCGCCGCCAAATAACTCGTGACTTCAAACAGATTGTGCAACCAGTTGTAGGCAAAGCCGAATCTATGTTGCCAAACAATGCCCCACTGTCCGGCATGAAAAGGTCTTGGAAGGGCAAATCAGGCGCTGACATTATGTCTTGGAATGACGCTTTAGTCCGCCGCAACATTAAAGCCTTTACGAGTGGCAAGAAAGTGCGTGACACCGGCTTAGGTTTCAAACAGAACCTAGGCACCTTTGGTATTAAATGGTTAGGGCCACAAGCATCCGCATTGGACATGATGGCTAAAGGCACAATGGGCGACAACTTAACCAACCGATTTGGCCCCCCATCTCGTATTATTTACAGGGCTTACGAAGCAGCAGACGCAAAAGTTCAGGCAGATGTTAAAGAACTTGTGAACAAAGTAATGAAAATGACCAACAGTGCAATGAGGATGAAATGAGCGTAATTCTCAACATAGTTTCAGAATTTGACAGCAAAGGCATCAAACTCGCCCAGCGCCAATTTCAGCAACTAGAGAAAACCAGTGACAAGGTTGCTTTTGCCATGAAGCGCAGCATGGTTCCAGCCACCGCCGCACTGACGACATTTGCGGCCGTTGCATTCAAAGCCACCAAAATGGCCAGCGACCTCAATGAGGAAACCAGCAAAGCCCAGCAAATCTTTGGTGATGCCAGCGATTCCATTATTGCCTTTAGCAACACGGCTGCTAGCAAACTTGGTCAATCCAAAACAGAAGCCTTAAAAGCAGCAGGCACTTTTGGTGTTCTTGGTCAAGCAGCAGGATTAACAGGCACCGACTTAACTGCCATGTCTATTAAGTTCACCCAACTTGCAAGCGACTTGGCGTCATTTAATAACACAAGCCCGGAAGATGCTGTGTTGGCTTTGGGCGCTGGACTGCGTGGCGAGGCTGAACCATTAAGGCGTTACGGTGTTCTGCTTGATGATGCAACGCTACGCCAGAAGGCTTTAGACCTTGAGTTAGTTAAAAGCACTAAAGAGGCACTGACTCCACAAATTAAAAGCCTTGCTGCACAAGCAGTAATTCTTGAAAAGACAGCCTTGCAACAGGGCAACTTTGCTTTGACCGCTAAAGATGCAGCCAACCAGCAACGTACTTTTACTGCCAAACTTAAAGACCTTCAAACCCAAATGGGTGTTCTTTTCCTGCCTGTCTTAAAAGAAACCCTAGACACCCTAAATGATTACGCAGATGTTTTAATTTATTTGACTGACAACACAGACAAAGCCAAAAACTCGACTGGCAAATGGCTAGACCGATTTGTCAAACTGGCCACAATAGTTTTGCCTTTTGCCCAAGTCATGAAGGGCCTAGGAATTGTTGTCGGCAAAGTCAATGAGTATGTAGGCAACCAAGCCCAAGCGCTGAAACAAAACGAACGAGCCACAAGTCGAGTTACAAACAAAATACAAGAATTGGCTGGCTTTGAAAAGTTGCTTCAAACCAAAGTTGATGACACCACAAAATCAACAGACAAATCCACAGCCGCTGCAAAGAAAAAAGCCGAAGCCTTAGCCAAGAGCAAAGAAGCCACTGCCAAACTTAAAGAGCAAATAGATGAACTTGCTAATGCTTTGCGTGAAAGACTTAATGTCAGACTTGAAGATGCGAAAGACAAACTTCAAACCGCACGAAATGCTTTTGATAATTTTGGCAAGAGTGTAGGCGATGCCATTATTGGTTCTTTTAACTTTGGCAATGCTCAATCTGAGGTGGCTGGCAATGCAGCAGATGTCAAGAAAGCCCTAGATAAACAGGCTGAAGCGCAAGACGTAGTAAATAAAGCACAGGCTGATTTCAACTTTTTTAAACGTGATGATTATGCGAAAATTCTTGCTGAAGCCATGGATGAACTAGCCATCGCCACTGGTGAAGTGAGTGCTCTCCAATCAAAGCCAATGACTTTCTTTGACGCTCTTGAAAAACAAGCCGTCAAGGCTAAAAACTTTAATGAATTAGTAAACAGACTGATGGCTGCCGACCTTAACGAAGCGGCTTTGCAACAAGTTCTGGCAGCAGGAGTAGATGGCGGCACAGCCATTGCTGAGTCAATCCTCGAATCTGCTGACGGCGTTCTAAGAGCCAATAACTTGACTTCTGCCATGCAAAAACTTGCTGATGATATGGGCAAAAAAGCAGCAACAAAGTACTACCAAGCAGGCGTAGATTCAGCAACTAACTTTCTTAAAGGTGTACAAGACACTATTGCTAAGACTGAAATTGTGCTTGCTAATCCAAACTTAACGGCAACCGATATAGCCCTTGCAGAGGCAGGTGTATTTAGCCCAGCAGATTTTGAATCTATTATGGGCAATCTTGGCAATCTAAACTTTGGCCTTCCTTTTAATGTTGGCGGCATGGGCATTGGTACTTTGATGGCTGATGGCGGCGTGGTTACTCGTGCCACAACTATTACCGCCGGCGAGTCCGGGCCTGAGGCAATAATTCCCCTCGACAAGATGTCGTCTATGGGCTTCGGTGGCAACAATGGTGGCATCACAATAAATGTCAATGGTGGTGACCCTCAAGCCATTGTGGATGCTTTGCGCCGTTACCAACGCCAAAACGGGTTTGTACCTATCACGGTTGGTGTCTGATGCCAAGGTGGGATTGGCGTGTTTCTTTCGCTACCTCAACTACTTATACGACTCTGCCGAGTGTTCAGCAAATCTCTATTTTTAATGGTCGTAGGCGACAGATTGACGATTATGGGGTGGACACCCTGACG